AGATGGCAAAGACAGTTTTTAACAAAGAAAAGGTGGATTTCACCAAACAAAATATGTTCTTCGGAGCAGATCAAAACACACAGAGATATGATGTATTCAAATTCCCTGTGTTTGACAAACTTAATCAAACTATGCTTGGTTATTTTTGGCGACCAGAAGAAGTAAGTCTACAAAAAGATCGTGCTGACTTTGCTAACTTCCGTCCAGAGCAGAAGCACATTTTTACTTCTAATCTGAAATATCAAACACTACTTGACAGTGTCCAAGGACGTGGTCCGTGCCTAGCATTTTTGCCACACGTATCCTTACCTGAACTAGAAGGATGTATTGTTACTTGGGATTTCTTTGAAACAATCCATTCACGTAGTTATACACACATTATGAAGAACGTGTATGCTGACCCATCAGAAGTGTTTGATACTATTTTAGATGATGAAAAGATCATTGCAAGAGCACAAAGTGTTACCAAACACTATGATGCATTTAATGATGCAGTAGACGCATTTCAACATCGCGGCGAAGGCGATATGCACGAAGTCAAGAAGAAACTATATCTTGCAATGCAAACAGTAAACATCTTAGAAGGCTTGCGTTTTTATGTAAGTTTTGCGTGTACGTTTGCTTTTGGCGAATTAAAACTAATGGAAGGTTCTGCAAAGATTATTTCATTGATTGCTCGAGATGAAGCACAACACCTAGCACTAAGCACACACGTATTGAAGTTATGGGCTCAAGGCAAAGACGATCCAGAGATGAAGAAGATTGCTAAAGAGTGCGAAGAAGAAGTATACGACTTATGGCGTGAATGTGTTGCAGAAGAAAAAGATTGGGCTGATTATCTATTTAAAGATGGATCAATGATTGGACTTAATGATACATTGTTACATCAGTACGTAGAGTACATTGCTAACAGACGACTCAAGGCGCTGGGAATGGATGCTATATTTGATGCCCCAGTAAATACTAACCCGCTACCGTGGACACAGCATTGGTTGTCTAGCTCAGGATTGCAAGTTGCACCTCAAGAGACAGAAGTTGAAAGCTATATCGTCGGTGGCATTAAACAAGATGTGAGTAAAGACTCATTAAAAGGATTTAGCTTATGATTACTATATATGGCAAACCTGCTTGTCCATCTTGCACAAAGGCAAAAGCACTTTGTGAATCAAGACAGTACAAGTATGAATACAAACAACTAGACACCGATTTTACAAGAGAAGAATTGTTTGAACAGTTTCCAACTGCAAGAACGTTTCCACAAATTATTGTAGGAAATGAAAAGGTAGGCGGTTACGAACAAATGGTTGAATACATTGACAACACCGGATATAACGGAACAGGATTTACATTATAATATGTTATTAGAAACCCCATACAAAATTGGAGACACTGTCTCTTTTAAGTTAACTTCAGGAGAAGAATTAGTAGCTCGCCTGGAAGAAGAAAACGATAAAACATTTAAACTGCATAAGCCAATGGTTCTTATTGCACAGCAACAAGGTCTAGGACTAGCACCGTTTATGTTTGGAGTATCACCAGATGCTAAATTTGTCCTTCAAGCACACGCAGTAAGTTGTGTTGCAAAGACTGAAGAAGAAATTGCAAAACAGTATACGTCAACGACTACTGGTATAGCACTAAGTTAACACCTCGCTCGTCTAGTCCGATAAATACTACAAAGGATTGTAGTATGATTAGACGCGGTGCTCCATTTGACACAAATAACTTCTTTAATATTCCGCCAGTTGATGCCGGCGAACTTAATCCCGGTTATGTATCAAAAGTTGCAAGGATTGATGGCCAGGCTTTTAGCCATACACCAGCAAATTACTTTGACGGTGGTACTATACCGTTAGCAGGTACAGCATCATACGATCCAAGCATTACATACGGACCAGACAGTCCGCTAATAGAGGATTAATAGATGTCAGATCCAGAACACGGTAGTATACTTGTTAGGCGTGGCCCAACAGCTGATAGAAAAACTTTTACGCCACTTAATGGCGAAGTCATCTATGATACCGAAAACGATCAATTATATATAGGTGATAGCGAAACAGCAGGGGGCAAGCCTGCATTTGGCGATAAAATAAAAGTCGATGATGAAGGCAATCTAACAGAACTAACTTTACAAGGCACAGCGGAAAGACCTACTGCATCAAGTGGCCTTTTTAGATATAACACAGCAACACAAAGTTTAGAATATTCAGATGGCTCAGATTATTATCTAGTAGCAAGCACCCCTTTCCAAACAAGTACTAATGTATTATTTGTTTCTCCTAACGGACGTGATGATAATATATTCGGAGTTAAAAGAGGACGCACTCCAGGAACAGCATTTGCTAGTATAAACGCTGCCTGTAGAGAAGCCGAACGTGTAATTAATAGAGCTTCAAAAGGATTAGGACCATACCAAAAATGGATCACATACGATAGTCAAGTACAACAACAGCGTTCGTATATTGTATCAATAGGCGATGTTGATGATTTTAAAGATATTGCAATATTCAAAGGTGCTAGTGAATTAGATGCTCGAACTGAACTTCGTAGTGGATTTAGAGTAATTGGTCAAACTAGTGGCGCTGTAGGTATTATTGAAGAATATAATATTAATGCAGGACAAACTGCTGATCAGTTAATTATAAAAGTTGAAGAAGGTACATTTACAACTAACGAACAATTGAAGTTTGGTAATCCAATTCCAGGTGTTCCGTATAGTGAGTACCAAGCATCTGGTACAGAATATCCTGAAATAACAATTAGAGTTGAAAGTGGAGTTTACTTTGAACACTTTCCAATTAAGGTACCAAATAACACCTCAATCAAAGGTGACGAATTTAGACGTAGCATTATAAGACCTCGTCCGGGTGCAAGTGCTAGTCCTTGGGCAAACACTCGATTCAAACGTGGTGCTGAACACTTAAACTTAGATCCGGCAGTTGTTGGTGATAATCCATTTGGCGCACATTATCTAGCTGATCGTACAAATGATGTTTATACATATGCTATTAATCCCGGTGACTACGACGAAGCATACAAAACGTTGTCTACAATGGCAACAAAAAACACACTACAAGATAGTGTTATAAACTTTATTACTACAACTTATCCTAGTTTAGTGTACGATGAAGCAAAGTGTAGACGTGATGTAGGTTACATTGTTGATGCAACAGCGTTAGATATGCTATATGGCGGATATCAAGAAACACTATTTGCAGCTCTTACATATCAAGGTCAGTTGCCTGCAGATCAAGTTACAGAAACTGCCGCGGCAATTAATCATTTAAAGGTACAAGTAAGTGCATTATTAGAAAGTTCAGAACAAAGTGTTGCTGAGGATTTAATTGGCTCTGTAGTAGAAATAATAAACGGAAACTTTAACGCACCTAAAGCCAATGACGAGATGGATGTGTTCTTAATGAATGACGCAACCATTATACGAAACATCAGTGTACAAGGACACGGCGGCTTTATGGAAGTATTAGATCCAGAAGGACAAATACTTACTAAGTCACCCTACACACAGACAGCATCAAGTTTTTCAAAGTCTATAGCACCAGACATATTATTTGGTGGAGGTATGTTTATTGACGGCTTTGTTGGTAACCTAGATGCACGTATCAAACAAGTAAACAGTACAACTGAGATAGTTATTGATAATGTATATCGACAACCACAAACTCCAACAAGTTTCTTTATTAACGGCACACGGTTTCAAATAGACAAAGCAGATACAGTTGGCGTAGGTACAGGCGAGTATAGACTATTACTAAACCCTGCAACACCTTGGCAGCTTTCTTACTATCAAATTGTAAACGAGACTGCTGTAGCGTTGCCTACGGTGCCCTACAACATAGAAATACTTACTGCTGGTAATATCAGTATGCTCGGTAATGACTTCACACAAGTTAATGATTTAGGTTACGGTGTGTATACAACTAACAATGCACGTTGTGAACTTGTTAGTGTATTCTGTTATTATAATCACGTAAGTTATCTAGCAGAGAATGGTTCAGACATACGATCACTAAACGGTTCAACAGCATACGGTGACTTTGCTCTTGTTGCCAAAGGTAGTGATCCGTTAGAAGTAAGCGACCAAGTATTTGTAGCAGAAGATGTAGTACAAATTGCTACAGTAAAAACAACCGGAGATTATCCTAATCAAAGAGGTGATACGGTAATATATATTATCAATCCAGACTATGCACCATTTAACGTAAGTGAAATAGAAATTGATCACAATGGCGCTAATGATATGAATGGTGATCCGGTTTACCTAAACAGATATGAAGTAACAAATATAACTCCAATTGATGGAACAAATCCTCAAGTTTACTCTCTAAACATTGCTCAAGGTGCTCCAGACAATCCTGGTATACAAGTAGATATTACCGACGGCACATCTGCTGTTATTCGGGCAAATCAAGTTGTTAAATATGACGGCATTATTGATGTTAATCCAACTCGTCCTAGTACGGCATTAGTTTATGACGATGATCCAGATAAAGTATACCGTGTACTAGCATATGATGTTGTAGGATTGCCCGAAGGCGAATCACGTATTACAC